GGTCCCTGTGGTACGAGGTGGAACCTGGTAATATTGGAGAAGCTGCCAATATTGTTTTTGAAGACGGATCTGGATTCTATTTTGAAGTTAAGTATGAATATGACGACGATACCTATGCCGAAATGGGATCAATAATTGAAGTTAATGAAATTAAATTAAGATTCTTAAATTCAACAACGCATTCTGTTCAAAATACATTCTCTCCAGTGGTAGTATGCTCGGATGAAAAATGTAATTCAATTATTAGCAGCTCAGATCCTAAATTTAGACCATATGAAGTCGATAGCTCGGTTAATCTATTTAAAGAGCTCTCCTTCTACACGAATCGAATTTTTGGCCACGAGGTTGTCTATTTTAGAACTGTTCCTGAATCAGATAGCGGAGACTTTATATTTAAGGAATGGACTCTTTATAAAAACGTAGATCGAAAGTGTATTAAAATCATGGTGCCTGGAAATAAATTTCCAAGCATGGATCCTAAATTCTCTGAATTTGAATTAGATTTTCAATTGCCTTTTGAGATTCACGTAGACAATAGATACTTTCAATCTATTTTTGGAAAAGGATCCTATCCTAGACACAGGGATTTTCTATATTTTCCGCTCTTAAATCGAATGTATGAGGTACAGGGAAGTTATTTAAACAGGTCTTCTATTATGATGACTTCGGTATTTTGGAAAGTGAGTCTTAAAAAATATAATCCGAATATTGATATGTTATTGACAGATGACACTCGTCACTTCTTAGATAACGTCATTCAATCAGCTGAAGATTTATTTAAGGATGAAGTTGAATCAGATATTAAAGACGGCACGATGCCAAATCAATACCAAATAATTAGTAGAAGATTTGATTCCTCTAGAAATTTAATTCACCCGGATTTAAGAATAAGACCTCTTAAATATACATTTAATCATGCAAGTTTGATTGAAAATTATTATGATTTAGAGTCTCTTAGTCAAACGGACGCTACTTATAATTTAACTAGTGGTAGCCCTACGGTATCAACTGATGTAAATATAGTAAGTCTTCCAAGTCTGAATGAAGGAGATCAAGGCAGCTATAATGTAGTACTGGCATACCAAGATTCAGATCCATTTATTTCCTGGAGAAATAATTTTTTAATCACAACTGATAAGAATGTAAGTGGTAATAATATAAAGTTTATTCGAGTTAGAGGACCGATTGATACTATACCGAATCATATCGGCCAATCTGATTCAGGTAGATATATTAGAATTGAGGCATATGCGGACCTATCGTTTAAGAAACAGAGACCGATTATGACTACATTCGATGCCAATGGGAATCCGGTTGTCAAATTTAAAGTAAGAGAGCCTTCAGTTATCTATAATGCGGAGCCGCAGTTTAATTTAACTGACTTGTGTAATATTTCTTTTACCGCTCTATTTAATGTAAATGGAAATGCAGATATTCTACAGTTTATAAATGGATGGGACAATGAAACCCAGAAAGGAATAAAGATATCAGGACAATTTATTAGATATATTGGAACCGAGCCAGAAGGGGACCTTAATCTATTAATTGAAATAAATGGAATTCAAAAATCATATTCCATAAATAATTTTAAATCTGGAACCTGGCACGCAATTGTAGTCTCAGTTTCAAATGAATTCAAGCAGATTGGGACCTATGTATATTCAATAAAGGAGGATCCTGCCGACATAATTAATCACAATGAATTTATAGAAGTTTTAAATCAGCAGGAATCCATCCAGCCACAAGAATTTGATCTAGTAGGACAGAAATACTATATTCCGTCTTCTAATATATTAATTTCAAATATTAGACTCTTTAATACCATGATCAAAGAAGAGGATCACGATTTTATATTGAGTCAGCAATACATAAAAGATGAATCTAAACTATTAATAATAGATAATTGTAAACCTCAATTGAATCTTCCTTATATTGCAAAAAATAGATAACCTATGAAATCATCAAATCATGAAAATATTGAAAATCAAAATACCCAAGATATATTCTTGAGAAACGCAACCTTGGCACTTTTGGATCTATTGAATCGAGAAATTGTAATTGATATGGTTAGAGAAGGAAAAATAGAGAAGCATGAGGTTCCTTTCTTCTATAATTTTGCAGGTACTCAAGGATTTATGAGAGATTTCTTTATAGATATTCCAGATGATTGTAAATATCCTCAATTCGCAGAAACAAATTATGATATTGTTCCTAGGGGAATAATCACACTATCTAGTTTTCAGGTTAAATCTTCAGACATCACTAATAAATTCGTTCGAGGAACATTTACTCAGGAGGAGAGAAATGAAAACGATCAAAAAGTAATGAAGGCATATTCATCTAGATTAATGAGTCTACCTATGAGTATAAAATTTGACGCAAAAATTAAAACTGACAATTTAAATAAGGCCTTTAAAATAACAGAGAAGATATTTGATTTCTATTATAAAAATAGGGTTCTTTATTTTCAATATCGAGGCATTAGAATACCTGCTCAAATAACTTTTCCAGAGTCAATTACTAATGATAAAAAATATGCGTTTACTTATACCGATGATACTTATGTAAACATCTCATTTTCAATGGATATGGAAACATATTATCCTAGTTTTGAAGATTCATCTACTATGTATAAAGGTAACGTAATTAGACAATTCGGTTCATATCAAAAACTTAAAGGTAGCAACACAATAATTAAAGGAGATTGGATCGATTCAGATTACCCTCCGAGTGAATAATCTAGAATTTTTCTAATAAATAAATAAAAAATACGAGACGATCAATGTCGGTGTACACCAATCTTAAAAGTATTAGAAAACTTAGCAACGCCAGCTTAACTTCAATAATAGATGTAAACAATTTAAATTTTAAAAATTTTTCTGAAGGAAATTTAGAATTTTTAAATAACATTAATTATAATGAGGTTCAGAATTCTATTTCTTTATTCAAGGGCACATTTGAATTATTGGAGGTAACTAATAAACTGTCAATGACTCTTGATGGAATTCCAACTCTTACCGTAAATAGTTTAGGTAAATTAGAAGGTCAAGAATTATTAGTTAAAGTATCTGAAACTAAGAGACAGAGATTCACAGATTTTCCAGATTGGCCAGACATTGGAGTTCCAGGGGAGATAATATATACTGGAATTCAGAATCAAAGGCCTGAATTTGGAGAGGACTTCATTGGATATCTCCAGACTAAAGGCTGGGTTAGTCTGACTGAGGGCAGTACCTCAAACTACCTGACTCTTGTTGAGTTACCAGGAAGTCCACCCTTTCCTCCAAACCCAGCTGCAAACCAGGGAATAGTTTGGATAGGTTTCCCAGGTTATGAGACTGCGTATACTCCAACCACTCAAACCGTTTATTATACTGATGAAAACGGTCAGATCTTTGATCTTACTTATTCTACAGGCGCGCCTGGACCAGCGGGACCTAGTGGACCCGCCGGTACTACAGGAGCACAAGGACCAGCAGGTCCGACCGGTCCTGCAGGGCAGAGCTTAATGAAGTCGTACGTCGTAAAACTGTTGTTCAATAGCGGATCGATAGACGCAGCAACACCTTTCTTAGCGGCTGAGGACTCAGACGGAAACGACCTATTGATCGCTGCAGGCTGGACCTTTACTAGGAACAGCGCGAGCCAAATAACCATAATTCACCCAGAGGCAAGGGCGGCGATTAACTTTGTGACTCACGCAGAAAACATATCGAACACCTTTGTGACTAAGGCCATTACTGGTACTGGAGGAGCCGGCACTAGTGCTAAACAGAACCTAGCAACTACGACACTGATTATTACTGGACTTTCTCCTACCTTTACCGGAGTAAATTCTGGTGCAGGATATCACCTTTATTTGACTTGGCAGTTCTCAGACAACACTATATTCATATAAAAACTAAAAAGAAAAGAAACAAGATATGGCACAAATTCCTAGACTACCTGTTACAATGGTTGCCTCCGTAAGGGGCGGATCAGTCACAGTCTCTAGAAACTACAGTAACCTTTCCAGCATATATGATGGTTTTCCTTATGAGTTTGACTGTATCCTAGACATAATTCCGCTAAGCACATCAGAGGACCCTAACTTTGAGTTTAACGCCAATGACTTAGAAGTCGGCATGTGGATGCTCCAACAGTCTGGGCTTGCCTTTGAGATAACTGCAATCACGGTAAACTCAACCCTAGAGGCGCAAGTAACCCTAAGAGACACCAACCTTTATAACTTAGTCAGCGACTACACGTTCAATGGCAGCAATTATCCACAAGAGGTTCTAAACGGAGTCGTGTTCTCAATCTCTGAAACAGGAGAACCTGTCTTGTCTG